CAGCAACCTCAGACTAGGGGCGCCCTAAGTCGTATGAGCACGCAAGTCTCGACAAGGTTGTTTATAGCTTAATGCTGTGTCCTGCTAATAATGATGTATGACCTAGAGAAGGCGTCCAAATCTGCCAATGGCATTTCCCTGTACGTTAGCGATGACCGCAAGGTAGCAACGAAGTACTAGGACCAGATGCGCCAGAGTTCCCTGATCAGGATGGCGCGCTGGTATAATGAATTATGTGGCCCATTGGTCTTGGACGCTATGCGCGACACGCGTTAGGAATAATCCCGGGTGAGACCTACCGGGAGCCACTTTAGAATGATTCTAAAAATCATTCTAAAGAGAGAGTTGAGCTTCAAGCCTCAAGCAGCAAGCAGCGCTTGACAATGGCTCAAGGATAATGTAGGATGTATTTAGAAAGGAATAAAACATATGAGTAAAATAAAAATATACGAAGCTGGTGAACAGCTAAACAGAATAGCAAACGCCCTGGATGAGATCCTGCGACTGGTGAAGGCTGATCAGGAGAAGATGGCTAAACGCTTCCCGGAACCTGAGACGGATGAGCTGTCGAAGGAGTGGATGCATGACTGATAAAGAAAAAAAACTTGCAGCTTACCTGGCAGCTATGTGCTGCCAGGCTGATGAAGACTGTCCAGCTGAATACAGGACTGAGCATTTTAGATCCACGATGGATGATGCCTATGACTACCTGAAAGAGATTGGATACTTGAAATGAGTAGACGACCAGGGCCAGCAATGGCCCGCCTCTTCTTGCAGCACGCGCGCTGGTTAGAGGACCAGGGACCGAGCTACAAGCGACAAGCGTCAAGCTGCAAGCGTCAGGCTGCAAGCTTGACAAGATTAAATTATAATGTTATAGTATCCTACAAACTAAAGGAGAAAGAATTATGAATACAAAAGAAGCATGGGCCCTGGTTGGAGGGTTAAGTAAACCGTCGAAGATGCCGGGCTGGGCAATTGGAATTCCTGCTGCTGAGTGCAAGACTGGCAATAAATTAAAATTAATACCTAACTCAGTTTGTTCAGGTTGTTATGCTGAAAAAGGTTGTTATGTTTTCGCTGTTGTACAAGCCGCGCAATACAAGCGCCTGAAGGCAATAGCTCACCCGCAATGGGTTGAAGCGATGGCAACACTAATCAATTCAAAAAAGCCAGATGTTTTTAGATGGCACGATTCAGGCGACGTCCAGGACGTGGACCATCTCGAGAAGATCTTCAAAGTCTGTGAGCTAACACCCAGCAAAAGACACTGGATGCCGACCCGTGAAGCATGGATCAAGGACCACATGCATAAGGCGCCAGCAAACTTAGTTGTAAGATTCTCATCACCAATGATTGACCAGGGACCAGTGAAAAGCTGGGCCAATACGTCAACAGTCTCGACGAAGAGTCGAAGCTGTCCAGCCCCTGACAATAACAATGAATGCGGCGACTGTCGCGCTTGTTGGGATCCGCTGGTAAAAAATATTGAATATGGTAAACACTAGAATGTTTGTATTTAAACATCCAAAATATTATAAAGAATTACGCAAGCGTAATAAATCTGATCAGGTCATTAGCAATGCTGAAGCGACGGCTGCAAGCGAGCGTGCACCTGGTCAGGGCCACAAGCATCAAGCTTCAGGCTCCAAGCTGGTTAAGCACCAGGCTGCAAGCATCAAGCCCCAAGCATAAAGGTTCAAGCTTCAAGCCGCAAGCATCAAGCTCCAAGATCCTAGCTCCTTCATACATGTAAATAAGTTTCTTGGTACTCGGACCAAGGGCCTCTGCTATGATAAAAGTATTGTGTGGATGCCTCACATGGAAGCTAATTTGATGTGGAGAAAACCTTATTTTATTCCCCTTACATACCTTTAGTTCTACAGTGAAAAAGTGCCCAGAATTATTATAGCCCAATAGATCGGGAGTACCGAGTAAGCTATGATTTTCAAGTCTATTCCACGAAATAGATGTAATATTTTTTTTAATTTTTTCATATAATTTTCGTTCTGGTTTCAAGGGAAGTTAGTAGTCCCGTTGAAGCTTTTCAGGTAAGATAAGTTTCGATGGTTTCTCGGTTTTCATAACCAATCTATGTGCACTATGACCAGGCTGACCAATTATAGGAGTAGCATTTTCATGTACTTCCATTCTTCGAATAGCATGTAGTTTTCCATTTATCTCTACATAGATGACGGCGTTCTTTACTGCGTCGCTACCTTTCGTAAAGTTGCTTAGAAACAACTGCAAGTCTTGTACTCTCATGAATTTTTTCTTAACTTGATAGATAAATCCTCTATCACTTTTTTATAACCTTGCAAGAGATTTTTATTTTTTTCATTTTCAGATACAACTTTCTTTAATTCAAAAATTTCTTTCTTCTGTTCTTCAACTAAAGTCTTATATCCTTCAATAGTGTCTTGTAATTCTTCTTGATTTCTATGTACTTTCATTCTTGACATTATAGGATAGTTCCCTTAAATTGTCAACATGGGTGTACCAAAAAGATTAACAGAAATGCAACAACGATTCGCTGAGTTCTTAGTATTCGGTGGACCGGAAGGACCAATGACTAAACGTGAAGCTGCTATCGCTGCTGGGTATAGTAAGGATAGAGCAATGCGAGAAGGATCAGAACTAACTAATCCAAAATACTCACCACTTGTTGTGAAATATATTGGTGAACTCAAAGAAGAAAGATTAAGAAAACATGAAGTGTCTTATGAAGGACATATTGCAGAACTTGCTAGACTCAGAGAGGCTGCTTTAAAAAAAGGTTCTTTCTCATCTGCGGTAAATGCTGAAGCAAACCGAGGAAAGGCAGCAGGACTATACATAGACAGAAAAATAATAAAAACTGGGAAACTAGAAGACATGTCAGAACAAGAGTTAGAAGCAAAAATGAAACAAATTTTAGACGACTACGGGTCTCTAATAAATGTGACTCCATCTAAATCTTCGTTACCTTCTTCACCCACGGAAGAGGAATCATCGTCCGATCCCCAAAAGTAATACCGTCTTCATCTTTATCGTAAGATGCAAATAATTTAATTGAATTTTTATCTTTGGAATATAACCAACCCTCATTAACAGGAGTTGCTAATTTCATTTTATTAAACTCTTTGTCATTAGCCCAGGCAGAATCACTTACACAGTCAACCCACTCCACTCTTACCTTCTGAAAAGGTATATCAGGAGTCGTCTCAGTGATAGCAGCTTTCCGTCTTTTTCTCATCTATAGTATTCTAGCACAGATTTTTTATTTTAAAAAACACATTCGCGCGCGTGGACCGAAATTTGATAGTACACTTTATCTCTAAATAAAATAAAAAGTGTACCAAAAAGTGTCCACCCTAAAGTCATATATACCAACACTTCTAGACCAAAAGTACACTTAGTACACATTATCCAGAGAAAAAATAAAAAAAAAATAAAATCTGTCACAGAATACTATAGTACGGTTTTTGTGTACTTCTTAGCCACATTGTCGCCATATTTACGCTCATATTCTGCCTCAATCTGCAACATTAGGTCCGTGATCCCTGATTCATCCATCTTGACCACATGGGCCATGGCGCTTGAAACTAAGTCCTTTTGATATTTTATAGCCTTATTCTTTACTTGAACTTGGTCGATTCCCCATCTCGTTTGATCTGTCATATTCCTCGTACTCCTCTATTAATTTCTCCGAAGGATGCCACACGTCTACCGCTGCATGACACTTAGGACATGACAAGTTACTAACTATATCATAGTCCTCATTATCTTCGGTATCGTGATCTCCACCCCATATTAGCTCTGTATTACAGTGCCAACAGTTCATTTGGTAAAATCCTCCGCTTTCATTGGTGTTGTTCTCTCTTTCTCGTCGTGTTGTAGTTCATGAAACATATCTAAACGTTTCAAGAATTCATGTTTCCAGCGTCTAAGTTCTGGTCCTTCTACTTTAAATTCTTGGTAATATAGGTCAGGCGTGCATACCATGATAACTCCTTGTTTAATTTCGGAGCCGTAGACATAGTCGTGTGCCATGGCGTATGCTGCAATTTGCAGATAATAATCTTCGATCCATTCTTTCTTTTTCGGACGGTTAGCTTGCTTGAAGTCAACGACAGTTTCCATACCATTATGATTACAGATAAGGTCTGTTTGGCCTGCGTATAGGCCCGGATAGTGTAACGTAACTTCGGAACCATAATACTCTTCGACCGGCGCAAGACCGATCTCCATAATTTTTTTGGCCATGGGCAACGCCGCCTGTCCGAGTTCTGTAAGATCATCGTAGCCAACATCGGTAATAAATGACTCGAGGAATTTATGCATACTGGTCCCCCGTGCACTAGAAACATTCTTGATTCGCTCTGCTTGTTCTTCACCGACTTTAGCCTTCCATTTAGTTAAAAATTCTGTATTTTTGGTGGCTCCTAATATCGTAGTTACACTAGGAAGTCTATAAGAACTTATCTCATAGACACGTTTTCCAGTGTCAGGGTCCGTGATTTGTTTACCGTCTATGTAATTATACTTATCACTCTTCTTCATAGTTTTTTCTGTAGTTCTTTGACGTACTCTTCATCTTCTCGTCTTTGTTTCTTACGTAAGATCTTTGTGTGTTCACGCCAAGCCCACGCATTCAACATACCTGCCCATTTCATTATAAAATGTAAGCCTTCATATATAAATTTATCAAACATTATTCTTTTACCAATGTACCTTTCTTAATTTGATTTAAGGGTGCTGAGTCATGTACATTACCACTAACGGATACCCTTACACAATCAGATTCAAATGGACTAACCCAATGTTTTAACCATGCAGGAAATACAAACATCTCACCATCTTTTGGAAA